TGCAATGGGCTTCTCAGTTACTGAAGAAGCAGTTGAAGATAACTTGTATGACTCTCTGTCTGCTCGTTATACTAAAGCTCTTGCCCGCGCTATGGCTTACACGAAGCAAGTTAAAGGGGCGGCTATTCTTAACGATGCCTTCTCCACAACTTATGGTGATGGTGTAGCACTTTGCTCCACCGCACATCCGCTTGTCTCTGGTGGGACCAACTCAAACCGTCCCGCCATTGCTGCTGATCTTAACGAGACTTCTCTTGAAGCCGCCGTTATCCAGATTGGTGGTTGGACAGACGAGCGTGGTTTGCTTATTGCCGCTCGTCCTAGAAAACTTGTTATTCCATCCGCTCTGCAATTCGTTGCTACGCGGCTGTTAGAAACTGAAGGACGTGTAAACACGGCAGATAATGATCTTAATGCTCTCAAGAATAACGGTGCTATTCCTGAAGGTTATGCGATCAACCATTATCTGACGGATACAGACGCTTGGTTCCTTATGACTGACGTACCAAATGGCTTGAAGCACTTCACTCGTACTCCAATGCAGACATCTATGGATGCTGACTTTGATACGGGCAACAGTCGCTACAAGGCACGAGAGCGTTATTCGTTCGGTGTCTCTGATCCCCTTGGGATCTTTGGCTCTCCCGGAGCAGCCTAAGCTAAATATTAAGAGGGGGGGTACTTGCTACCCCCCTTTTTTTATTGTATAACATCTTATTCCTGACAGTTGCATTGTGCGGCTGACAAAAGCCACGACAGGAGATACACATGGCTAAGACAACTTTCGACGGAGTAGTCCGTTCAAAAAACGGTTTTGAAGATATTAACATTACTGCTGGTACTGGCGGTGAAACCATCAACAGTACATTTTCTAAAAATACTTCAATTGGTGGTACACTTGCCGTTACAGGGTATGCAACATTTACTACTGGTGTTGCAAACCCCACGGGTCTTCTTGCCCCAACCATCACGTCTAAGACTCAGATGGCTAACGGTTTTGCTACCCTTATGACCAAAAACACTCATTTTTTATCTCCTGCAAACGGTGCTAATATTACAGCAACTCTTCCTACTGCCGGTAACTCTACTGCTGGCGACGTAATAATTGTTGAATATCAAGCCATCGTTGCTAACGGAGCTACACATAAGTTTGGCACTGCTGGCGCATTTTATATGGCGGGTTCTGCTGTATATAAAATGACCGGGGCAACCGGCTCTGCTGTAGGACTTATTAACTCAGTTGATGTTGCTAATGGTACTAGTGATGACTTTCTTAACCTTGTTGGCCTAACTAATTCTGGTCCCGGCATTGGTAGTTATGTTGTGTTCACTTTTAATGGAACCGCGTGGAGAGCAGAAGCCCGTTGTACTTCTTCTGGTACCGGTGTTGCCGCTAACCTTTCTGTATTTGCAGCAACGTAATTAAGTAGGTGGGGGTGTAGTAACCTCCACCTTTTTAAGGAGAACGGATATGTCTTCTGACATCCAATCTACATTTATAACCGCCGCCGCTGTGGACCCTAACGGTATATCAGTTGCTGCTTCTGTAGGTAATAACGCTAGTTTAGTTCTAGGAGGCGCTCTTGCTTCTGGAGGTTCAGTTACGTTTGACGAGCCTAGAAATGTTACCATCCTCAGTGCAGGGAATGATTCTAGTAAATCTTTTAACGTGACTGGTACTGATGAAACAGGCACTGCTGTAATTGAATCTATTACTGGAGCCAACAACAATACAGCAACAGGCTCTACTTTCTTTACTACTGTAACTAAAATAGCAGCCGTAGGTAATCCTGCAGGTGATGTAAGCGCCGGTTCTGGTGCGTCTATTGCATCACCCATGTTCAGAGGTAGATTACGGCTTCGTGGCCTGTACGCAGTAAATACTGGTACAGCAGGTACAATTACGTTTAGAGAGGGTTCTGGTACAGGTACAATACGGATGCAGTTTAATACCGTAGCTGCCGCAAATACTACACAGTACCCAGACGTTCCTGATGATGGTATATTGTTTGTTGATGGTGGGTATGTAACGTATTCTGTAGCGGGCCTTTCATCTATGACGGTATTTTATGTAGGATAGTTCTATGCGGACATACTACAAATCTGGGGGTAACGTACGTAAACCCGCTAATATGCCCGCAAGGAATAAAAAGAACTTTCGCTCTACTAAGTCCGGTGCAGGTATGACTAGGGCTGGAGTAGCGGCATACCGTCGTAAGAACCCCGGCAGTACCTTAAAAACCGCCGTTACAGGTAAAGTAAAACCCGGAAGTAAATCTGCTAATAGGCGTAAGTCTTATTGCGCTCGTAGTGCTGGGCAAATGAAAAAATTTCCTAAAGCAGCTAAAGATCCTAACAGCCGCCTTAGACAGGCTAGAAAACGGTGGAAATGTTAAATGCGTAAAAAAATTAGTGCTAGACAGAAAACTACGTTGAAGAAACATTCTAAACATCATACTGCCAAACATATGACGGATATGAAGAAGTCTATGCGTAAAGGTAGTTCGTTCACCTCATCCCACAAAAAAGCCATGAAAAAAGTAGGGAAATAGTATTATGAAAAACAAAAAACTACAAAAAGCATTATTTGGGGGCAACCCAAGAAGGTTTGGGGCTGTTACTAAAAAAGAAGAAAATGAATACTATGCGGCTGAAAAAGAAAAGAAAGAAACGGCGGCTGCTAAAAAAAAGTACGTTGAAAAAAGATATAAAGAAGAAAAACTAGGAACAAGAAACCTTGACGCTCCTGTTACAGGAAAATCGTTTCCTGCTGCTTATAAAAAATATAAGGCAGAACGTGACGCTGAAAATGGTAAGATGAAAGGTGGTAAAATTATGAAGAAAAAAATGATGGGCTATAAAGCTGGTGGCCTTCAGATGGTTGAGAAAGATGGTAAGAAAGTTCCATTCTACGCCGCAGATGGTAAAGGCAAAATGATGATGGGCGGCAAAGTCATGGGCTATAAAGAAGGTAAGACGGTTAAAAAGAAACCACTGTTCCGAAAACTCAGCGAGAAGGAAAGACTAGAAAAAAGTGGGTTGCCTGTCACCGTACGAGATTCTAAAACTAAAGAAACTAATAAACGTAAAACAGCTAAGATGGGGCAAGCTAACCGAGCATCTGGGGGGGCCGAGCGTAAAGAAGACACTTTAGTAGGTAAAGCTATTAACCGAGGAATGCTTGGGGTAGCAGCTATGGCTGATATTGTTAGGGCCGCATCAGGAACAAAGAAGGGCGCAGGGCCAAGTAGTTATATGGGGCCGTCTATTCGTGCCGGTGTTAAAGCAGCAAAAATAAAGAAAGAAAGGGCCGGTAAGATGGCCGGTGGCATGATGAAGAAGAAGATGATGGGCGGCGGTAAAGTCATGGGCTACAAAAAAGGCGGTATGCCTCGTGGTTGTGGTGTAGCTACCAGACAACGCCCCGCTAAAATGATAGTTATGAAGGGTTCTTGATATGGCTGAAAAAAAGAAATCTAAAGTAAAAACTAAACGTGGAGGAAAGTTTGATTCTAGTAAAGAATTAGGAGCTGGTTTTGATGAGCGTCTACCTTCAGCACTTGTAGAAGAAGATTTTAAAAAAGGTATCATGGGAAAATATTCCCCTCGTGCAGCTATACAGGGAGCAATCTCAAGCGGTATAGATTTGTTTAGATCTAAAGAAGGTAAACGCGGATCTCGTATAGCTAAAAAAGTTGCAAAGAAGAAAGCCGGTAAGATGGCCGGTGGTATGGTGAAGAAGATGATGGGTGGCGGTAAAGTTCGTGGCGCAGGTATGGCTCGACAAGGTGTTCGTGCCGCTAAAATGGTAGTTATGAAGGGTTCTTGATATGGCAGCTCCAATTCCATTAATCGTAGCTTTAGGTTCTCAACTATTAAGAATAGGAGCTAAAGAGCTTCCTAAATTGTTGAAGAAAGGCGCTAAATTAATTAAAAAACCAACTCTTACTCAACGGAAGAGAGCTGTGCTTTCAAAAGATGGTAAGGCTGTAGAGCCGCTTAAACTAAAACAAAAGAAAGTAGAACTTGGAGATAGGTCGCCTACTGGACCAGTTGTAAACCTTCCACGAGGAGCTGCAGATACATCTAGATACCGCAGAAACACTACAACTTCATACGGGTCAAAAAGTAGTAAACCGCGTAAAGATAAAGATGGTAATAATATAAAATATAGAAAAGTAGAAGGTGATGGTGCGACAGAATTAGACCCAATAAAAGATTTAACCTTTAAAAAAGGTGGGGGTGTTAAGAAACCTCGTGGTGTTGGTAAGGCTCGACAAGGTGTTCGTGCCGCTAAAATGGTAGTTATGAAAGGTTCCTGATGCGTCAGTACTATAAAGAAGGCGGGAAAACTAAGTCTCGGGTTAATGAGGCTGGTAATTATACCAAACCGGGTATGAGAAAACGCCTGTTTAATAGTATTAAAGCTGGTGGCAAAGGGGGTAATCCCGGTCAGTGGTCTGCTCGTAAAGCTCAAATGTTAGCCCAACGGTATAAGAAATCCGGTGGAGGTTATAAGTCGTAATGCGTAGGTACTATAAATCTGGTGGTTTAAAAAAGTCACAGAAGTCGTTAGAAGATTGGGGTAAACAGAAATGGCGTACAAAGTCAGGAAAACCATCTAAAGACACTGGAGAGCGTTACCTACCAGAAAAAGCTATAGCTGCTTTGACCCCACAGGAATATGCGGCAACTACAAGAGCAAAACGCAAAGGTAAGAAACAGTTTGTTAAACAGCCTAAGAATATAGCGAAGAAGACAGCTAGGTATAGGAAAACGTAATGGCTACATCGAACACAACCGCGTTTGACATGAACTTCACAGAGATTGCTGAAGAAGCGTGGGAACGTGCGGGCCGTGAGATGCGCTCTGGGTACGATTTACGCACTGCTCGTAGGTCTATGAATCTCCTTACTATAGAGTGGCAAAATCGTGGCATAAACTTGTGGACTATTGAAGAGAAGACCCTTTCTTTAACATCAGGTGTTTATCAATACACATTACCCGCAGATACTATTGACCTGTTAGAACAGGCTATTCGTACTAACCCCGGTAACACTTCTACACAATCAGATCTTAGTATAAGTCGTATTAGTGTTAGTACGTACGCGGCTATATCTAACAAGTTGTCAAGTGGAAGACCTCTACAGATTTTTATAGAGAGGTTAGTTGACGCCCCCCGCATAAATGTGTGGCCTGTACCTGATTCAAATGCTTACACGCTTGCATACTGGCGTATGCGCCGTATTGAAGACGCTGGTAATGGTGTAGAAACCGCAGATATGAACTTTAGATTCTTACCTTGTTTAGTAGCAGGTTTAGCGTATTACAACGCAATGAAAGATCCTGAACTTGCTTCTAGGTTACCTATGCTAAAAATTGAATATGAAGAGCAATTTGAACTAGCTGCAGGGGAAGACAGAGATAAAACTTCTGCAAGGTTCACCCCTCGTATTATTAGGGTGTACTAATGGGTACAAGATTTGCATCCTCTAGAAGAGCTATCGCCATGTGCGATATATGTGGATTCCAGTATAAACTTTCACAATTAAGTGTTTTAGTTCGGAAAGGCTTTTCTACAAATTTAAAAGCGTGTCCTACTTGTTTTGATCCTGACCACCCACAGCTTAAATTAGGGTTGTACCCAGTACATGATCCTCAAGCGATACAAGACCCTCGACCAGATACAAGTCTTGGAGCGTCTGGTGATACTAGTAGTAGAGGTATACAATGGGGTTGGAACCCTGTTGGTGCCGGTACTGATCCTTTTAGTTTAACTCCTGATGATTTAGTTGCTACTGGATCTACAGGTCAAGTTGTAGTAATTACTTCTTAGAGGTTTAATTAGAATATGAACTACACAGAATTAAAAACAAACATAGAAGACATCTGTGAGATGACTTTTACGGCTGCTCAACTTGCTATGTTTACAGATCAAGCAGAACAAAAAATATACAATTCTGTGCAGATACCTGCATTACGTAGGAATCAGACAGGCACATTAACAAACGCTAATAAATATTTAGAGCTTCCATCAGATTTTTTATACACGTACAGCCTTGCTGTTTTAGATAGTAGCGGTGTGTACACATATCTTTTAAACAAAGATGTTAACTTTATACGTGAGGCTTATCCAAACCCTGCAACAACAGGTGTACCCGCGCACTACTCGCTTTTCTCTGATACAGCTATTATATTAGGTCCAACACCAAATAGTGGATATACAGTAGAACTTCATTACGGGTATTATCCCGCTTCTATTGTTACAGCTAGTACTACATGGTTAGGGGATAACTTTGATTCTGCGTTGTTAAACGGCGCGTTAATTGAAGCTATTCGGTTTATGAAAGGTGAGCCAGATACTATAGCTAACTACGAGAAATTATATTTGCAATCTATCGGCCTGTTAAAGAATCTTGCTGATGGTAAGTTACGGGAAGATACATACCGTTCAGGCCAGTACCGACAATCGGTAAGTTAGGAGCATATTATGGCAATTACACAAGCAATGGCGACTTCTTTTAAAGTTGCTGTTTTAGGCGGCGAAATGGATTTTAGCAGCAATACGAATGACACATTCAAAATTGCTCTTTACACTTCTAGTGCTACATTAAACGCA